CTACAAGTGGCCCGTTTCTGTGGATGTCCCTGTTGATGGGGGCAAACACGAGCGGGTCACTTTTGATGTTGAGTTCAGAGACCTGACGCAAAGCCGGCTGCTGGAGATTGCTGAGCTGAGCGGTGAGGGCAACCTTTCTGATGTTGAGATTGCCCGCGAGGTGATGTCAGGCTGGGCAGGTGTTGAGGATGAGGACGGCAAGGAACTGCCCTACAGCATCACCAAGCGTGACGAGCTGCTTGATGTGCCGATGATGGCTAGCGCGATCGCTGGCGCTTATCTGGAGAGCAAGCAGGGAGCCAAGAGAAAAAACTAGAGGAGGCCGTTGAGTATCTATTCAGCGGCCCTGATGACAAGTCAGAGCTGATGGCTGATGCCAAGGCGTTTGGCTTGGCTCTGCCTGAGCCTGATGCGCCTAAGCATTTTGAGGTGTGGCCTGACAACTGGCCTGCTGTTGAGATGTTCCTGCGTTGCCAGACGCAATGGCGCACAACGATGTCAGGCGTTTGCGGGCTGGACTATACAGCTGTTCTCGCAGTGTTTAGACTTTACGAAGTCGAGGAGCCCACGACCGTGCTTGAGAATTTGCAGGTCATGGAGGCTGCGGCGGTCAAGATCCTGAATAAGGAGAGCAAGTAAATGGCTGCCAAGTTTGGTCTGTTAATCGACGCCAAAACCAAAGGTGAAAACAATATCAAGCGCCTTGGCAACTCCATGCAGGGGGTGCAGGGCAAGGCCAAGAGCCTTGGCATGGCTGTGCGTGGGGTTGGCGGAGCTTTTAAGGCGTTGTTTGCTGCTGCTGCTGTTGCAGGATTTGCCCGTTTTGTTAAAGGGGCGATTGATACGGCTGATTCGTTTGGCAAGCTTGAGGTCCGCACGGGCATAGCAGCCGAGAAACTGTTGGCGTATGTCAACGCTGGCAAGCTTGCAGACGTATCTCAAAAACAACTCACGACTGGCTTGAGAACTCTTGCGAGAACACAGGCTGAGGCTGCTGATGGCGTTAAAACTTATTCTGAGGCTTATCAAAAGCTTGGCGTTTCAGTAAAACGCGCTGATGGCAGTTTGAAGCCATCGGATCAGCTGCTTGGCGAGATTGCTGACAAGTTTCAAGACTTGCCAGATGGCCCAGAAAAAGCGGCCATCGCCATGGATCTTTTTGGCAAGTCAGGCGCTGACATGATCACGTTGCTGAATGGCGGCAGCGAGGCGCTAGAGGAATTTAACTATCAACTAAGCAATAACTTTGCTCAAAACGCAGAGTATTACAACGACCAAATTACGCGAATGGGTTTTGCGTTTGATGGTTTCCGAATGCAGCTGATGGACGCTTTAATGCCTGCTTTGATAGAGATCACTGAGGCGTTCACAACATTGTTTGATACTGAAACTGACTGGTCTGGTCTTTTTACTGTAATTGAGGCTGGCATTAGGACGATTGCTGGTGCGACTTATATTGCTGTTGCGGGTTTCAAATTTCTTGGCAGGACTCTTGTTGACCTTGTAAAAATTGCAGATCGAGTTCTAAAGTTTGATTTTGAAGGCGCTAGTGAAATAGCTTCTAAAGGGCTTGCTGATACTAGAGAGGATGCTTTTAAGGATTTCGATGCAATAGCTGGTATTTTTTCAAGGTCAACGGAGGCCCCTGAGGGCTATGGGCGCAGGACGCGAAACACAGTTGCAAATCGGTTGCCGACGCGACCAACAGAAAGAGGAAAGCCAGAAAAGCCAACAAAAGAGGACAAGTTGCCTATTCAAGTTTCTGAAGAGGTGCTGCGCCTTACAAAAGAGATCAATACTGCAAGGCTTGCAGGGAACAGGCTTGCTGAAGTTGATTTGGGCTATGACCTTGCAATCCAACAACTCAAAGAAGACGGTGTCACAGGAAACAACCTTGAGCTTGAGCAAAGCAACTTGCTAACTCAATACACTCTTGACCGCCTTGATGCTGTAAATGCGTTAGCAGATGCGCAAGACAATTTGAACGACAAGACCGACAAGTACAAGATCACCCTTGATCAAGTCAAAGACACGCTGGCCAATCAAATGACCAGCGCGATTGAGGGTCTGATTGACGGCACAAAAACTCTCGGTCAATCGTTGTCTGGCCTGTTGCGGACGTTTGCCAGCATGTTCTTGCGGTCTGGCATGGGCTCGCTTGTTAATCAGATCTTTCCTAGCGCCAAGGGCAACGTGTTCGCTCAGAACGGCATCGTGCCTTATGCCAAGGGCGGTTATATCGGCAGGCCAACAATGGCGCTGATGGGTGAGCAGGGCCCAGAAGCCGTGCTCCCCTTACGCCGTGGCCGTGGTGGTCGCCTTGGTGTTGAGACCTCAGGTGGTGGCGTGGGTAACGTGGTTGTGAACGTCGATGCTAAGGGCACATCTGCTCAAGGTGATGGACCTTCAGCCAACCAGCTCGGCAAGGCTATTGGCGCCGCTGTGCAGTCTGAACTGATCAAACAACAACGACCTGGGGGCCTTCTGTCTCGCTAATGGCTACTTTCCCAGACATCAGCCCTGATTTCGGGGCACAGGAAACAAACAAACCAAATCTGCGCACAGTTCGTTTTGGCGATGGCTACGAACAGAGGTTGCTATTTGGCTTAAATCAGAACCCAAAAGTTTGGAATTTGAGTTTTGTTAATTTGACAGAAACTGATTCAGACACCATTGAAACGTTCTTAGACGCAAGGGCTGACGACGCTGCGTCTTTCGATTGGTCGCCGCCAGATGAAACCGAGACTTACAAGTGGGTGTGCCAGGAATGGTCGAAGTCGATTCCGTTTGCCAACCGGGCTACGATACAAGCAACATTCCGCCAAGTGTTTGAACCGTAATGGCTATCACCACCAGAGCCACGAAGGGTAGCCCGCTCACCCACACTGAGGTTGACACCAACTTCACGGACCTTCGTGACAATAAAACTGGCTATGTGACCGGTGATGGCGGCACGGTTACGCAGGGAACCTCAAAAAGCACAGGCGTCACGCTCAGCAACAAGTGCGGGCAAATCACCTTGCACGATGCAGCCTTGGCGGCCGATACCACAGTGTCTTTCACGCTGACGAACACCACGATTGCAGCCACTGACCTTCTCGTCCTCAATCATGTCAGCGGTGGGACGGCTGGTGCTTACTTGTTAAACGCACAGTGTGCTGCAGGTTCTGCCAGCATCAACGTCCGCAACATTACTGCTGGTTCGTTGTCAGAAGCCATTGTGATTGGCTTTGCGCTTGTTAAAGTTGTTAGTTCATAAACATGGCCTACGTCGTCACCGGCTACTGGAATGCTGGTTATGACGATCAGCAATCCAGCGCGGAACTCATCAGTGAGCTGCAGGCTATTGCGCCTTCAGAAGTCATTGAGCTGTTTCAACTTGAGTTGAATACGGACCAGCACGGCACCTCAACGACACATTATTTCAGTGCTGCGCGTGAAGGCGGTGCTGGGGGAATCGTATTTGGCGGCCAAACTTACACGGCCATACCTTTAGAAGCTGATGGTTTTGCTTACAACGGCCAAGGCAGCTTGCCACGTCCAACATTTCGAATCAGCAACTTATTCAGCACCATTACGGCGCTGATCGCAACGCTGCCAAACGGCCTGGAAGGGGCAAAAGTAACCCGCCTGCGGACGCTGGCAAAGTATATCGACTCAGAAAATTTTATTGGGTCAACGTATGAAAGCTATGTTGTGGCTGACTACTGGGAGGTTGGCTACTCGTCAAACAACACTACAGCTGATAGCACGGCACTTTTCCCCAAAGAGGTTTACTACGTCGATCGCAAGTCAGCTGAAAACCGCAACCTAATTGAGTTTGAGCTGGCGTCTGCCTTTGATCTCGCTGGTGTGCGGGCACCAAAGAGGCAGTGCATCAGCCGTTGTCAGTGGGTATACAAGTCAGCTGAGTGCGGCTACGACCCAACGGATGGACCGGGTAAAAACGTTGATGGCGTGCAGTTCACACGCTTTAACGCCAGTGATGAGGGAGTGCTTACGGACGCTGAGGATGTTTGCGGCAAAAAGCAAAGCAGTTGTGAATGCAGATTTGGCGATGTAAATGAGCTGCCATTTGGCGGCTATCCGGGCATTGGGACGTTCTTTGCATGACTTGGCGGGACACAGCACTCAAAGACGCTAAGGATCGTTACCCATGGGAAGCGGTTGGTTTGGTTGTTGTTGTTAAGGGCCGCGAGAAATACTGGGCGTGCAGAAATATGGCGCACAACCTGGAGGACATGTTCATCCTCAATCCTGAGGATTACGCCGCTGCAGACGATGCAGGTGAAATCATAGGCATTGTGCACAGCCATCCAAAAACGCTGCCAGCTGCAAGTGAGGCTGACAAGGTGTCGGCAGAAAAGCACGGCTTGCCCTGGTACATCGTCAACCCAAAGACTGAAACATGGGGTGAATACATGCCCTGTGGTTACAAAGCGCCATTGATTGGCCGCAAGTGGACCTGGGCTCTAAGCGATTGCTGGACACTTGCACGCGACTGGTACGCAGAGCAGGGCATTAACTTGCGTGATTGGGACAGGCCAGCAACACCGGAACAGTTTTTAGCGGCTCCAATGTTTGACGGCGCATGGGCTGCAACAGGCTTCCGGGAGCTTGCAGAAGATGAGCCATTGGAACGTGGTGATCTGTTGTTGATGCAGATCAACGGCAACGGCCTGAATCATTGTGCAGTTTTCATTGGTGATGGCATGGTCCTGCATCACCTTTCGGAGAGGTTGTCCTCTAGAGATCTCTATGGGGGCTGGCTACAATCATGCACAGGTAGGCGGCTGCGTCATGTTGCGTAAGGTCAGGCTTTACGGGCAGCTGGCTGAGTTTGTTGGCCGCAAGGTGATTGAGGCTGATCTGTCATCTGCTGCTGAAGCGGTGCGGATGCTGATCGCTAACTTTCCGCAGCTTGATCGCCACATGGCGGATCACCATTACAAGGTGCTGGTGGGTGATGGTGCGTTGACGCTTGACGACTTGCACAATCCTGTCGGGCAGGAAGAAATCAAGATTGTGCCGGTGATTGTTGGTGCGGGTGGCGATGGTGTCGGACTTGCATTGCTTGGAGCTGCTTTGGTAGCCACTGCAGTTTTTACAGGTGGTGCAACGCTTTCTTTTGGCATTACTGGATTTTCCGGAGGTCTAGGTATTTCAGCTGCAGTAGGAAATATTGGCGCTGGCTTGTTGTTATTTGGCGTTGCGCAGATGCTTTCACCAACACCTGCAATCCCTCAAGGTCCAGATACCGTTCAAGATCCACGCAAGTCATTCTCCTTTTCGGGTGTTCAAAATACCTCGCGTGGTGGAACGCCAGTTCCAATTGTTTACGGCAAAACTTTGACCGGCAGTGTTGTCATTTCTGCTGGCATTGACACTGAGCAGGTGCAGGCATGACCACGATCATTGGTTCAGGCGGTGGCGGTAGTAAAGGCGGTGGGGGCAGTAGCCGTTCGCCAAGGACAACGCCTGACAGTCTTGATTCTCGTCAATACGCAACAGTGGTTGACCTAATTTCAGAAGGCGAGATTGAGGGATTGGTTGACGGCAACAAGGGTATCTTTCTGAACGGAACTGCGCTCCAAAGCGCTCAAGGGGTTTTTAACTTTGAAGACGTTACGGTATACACGCGGAATGGTACTCAGGCGCAAACTTTCATCCCAATTACGTCTGGCTCGGAGAATATACGGGCAATAAACCGTGGCGTTGTTAAAGATGGCCCTGTCACTGAGACTGTTGTCGATGACGAGGTAGATGCAGTTCGTGTAACCGTTACTGTCCCGTCTCTTCAAAGGATTAACAACACAACTGGTGACACAACAGGCACAAAGATTGAATTAAAAATCCTTGTCAAATACCAAAGCGACAGCGACTTTGCTGTTTTGATTGAAGACAAAATCAGTGGCCGCACTGCCGACAAGTATCAAAAAGACTATCTTATAACTCTGAATCGTCCGGATTCAGCGGACAACGTAGACATTAGGGTAGAGCGAGTTACTAAAGACAGCAACAGTTCTTTGCTTACGAATGCTTTTAGTTGGAGCAGTTTGACTGAGATAAAATATGCAAAGCTGCGTTACCCCAACAGCGCACTGGTTGCATTGCGTGTTGATGCTGAACAATTTAGTAGCATCCCGCAACGTAAGTATTTAGTTAAAGGCGTCAAGGTTGCTATCCCTGCTGGTGTGACTGTTGACAGTGACACTGGTCGGATTATCTACCCAGAAAACTTTGTTTGGAACGGTACGTTTGCCGCTGCAACCTGGACATCTTGCCCTGCTTGGATCCTTTACAACTTATTGACGAACACCCGCTACGGATTTGGCAACCACATTGATACAGCCCAGCTGGATAAGTATGCGTTTTTTGCAGCGTCGAAGTATTCCAACGCTTTGGTAGATGACGGTTTCGGCGGCCAAGAAGCGCGGTTTAGCTGTAACACCACGATCCAAACAGCAGAAGAATCTTTCAAGCTGGTCAACGATTTGCTCTCGGTTATGCGCTGCCAAGGGTTTTGGGCAGCTGGCAGTCTGACGATTGAACAGGACGCGCCAAAAGATGCGGCTTATCTGTTCACCAACGCCAACGTTACAGAAGAGGGTTTTAACTACAGCGGTAGCAGCTTAAAGACTCGCCCGACCGTTGTTGTTGTTAGCTACCTAGACCTTGACCTTCAGGACACGGCCTACGAGGTCGTTGAGGATCACGACGGCATTGCCAAATACGGTGTGGTGCGTAAGGAGTTCAGCGCGTTTGCCTGTACCAGCCGTGGGCAGGCAGCACGCATTGGCAAATGGATTCTGTATTCTGAAAAGTTTGAAAAAGAGGTCGTCAGCTTCACTACAAGTCTTGACGCAGGTCAAGTCGTCCGACCTGGGATGGTCATTCAGATTGCAGATCCTGTGATCTCTGGGGTGCGCAAAGGTGGACGTATTAAATCTGCAACAAGCAACACGATTACTGTTGACGACACGGCTAACACAGATTTGACTTTTGGCACTGGTTCAAAGCTATATGTGATTTTGCCTGACGGAACGGTTGACGGTGAAAGCCAAGATCTTACCGTTACTGACATCACTAACGGTGTAATTACTGTTAATAGCAATTTTGCAACTACGCCGAATGCAAACAGTGTTTGGATTCTTGAGAGCGATGGTTTGGGCGCCAGTAACGTACAACCTACGACTTGGCGCATTTTGTCGATTGAAGAGCAAGATGGTTTGCTTTATACAATCAGTGCAGTTGCGTATGATGCCAGCAAATACGCATTCGTTGAAGATGGCGAAGAGCTGCAGCCACGAGATACAACAAATCTAGATGTTATTCCTGAACAGCCAGAAGATCTAGAAGTGTTGGCAACCGTTCCAGTTGGTGGGACTGTAGCAACAAAAGAAATTCAATTTGTTCAAAACGGTCAAGTAGCTATCAAGATTACATGGCACTGGAATGTTCCAGACGGTCAAATTACAAAAAGGTTTAGGGTTCGTTATCGCCACGAAGATGACAACTTTATTGAAACGATTGTGCAGGGCACAACGTTTGACATACTTGACGCTAAGGAAGGTCTTTACGAGATCCAAGTAAGCGCCATTAGCAGCACAGGGCTTCTGTTTAGCAAGCCGACAATCGCCACATACACAGTCAAGGGCCTTGGTTCTGCACCGAGTGACATCGCTGATTTGAGCCTTGTTTCTACGACGGATACTCTTGCAATTCTTTCTTGGAAAAAGGTAGCCGAACTGGATGTGCAGCTTGGTGGTCGAATCATTATTCGACACGACCCACGAGCTTTAGCATCAGCTGAGTGGAAGGCAAGCAATCGAGTTGTTGATGGTGTGTCTGGTGCGTCAACACAAAAGCAAGTGCCGTTGCTCGCCGGAACGTATTTTGTGAAGGCAGAAGATTTTCTAGGCAATCGCTCTGTCACCGAAACGGCGTTTGAAGCTTCGCTCCCAGAGCCTGATTCTCTACTTACAACTAAGACTTATGAAGAGCACAACCTAAGCACAGCTTTCAACGGGACAAAAACTAACTGCAGTGTTGTTTCAGGCAACCTTGACTTGCAACCAAATCTGTATGTTGCTTTGGACTATGCCGATAACTTGTTTTTTGAAACCGATGGTGGAGCAGAATATCAGTTTCAAGACACCTTTGATTTTGGGGCTAAGTTTGACTTTATCGCTAGGAGAAGCATTGTCAGCAGTCCTCAGCCAGTTTCAGGCACTTTGTTTGATTCACGGGCTGGCTTGTTCGACGACGCAGCTGGTGTTTTCGATGGTGAGGCCCAAGACGTTGTGAATGTTGTCACCTACGTCAGGACTGCAACGGTTGCTTCTCCGTCTGAATCGGACTACGGCCCTTGGGCTGAATTTGTGGCTGCTTCAGTGCAGGGCCGGCATGTGCAAATCAAAGCTGAGCTTGAAACAACTGACGAGCTTACAAAGGTTTCAGTAGACCAGCTCGGCGCCACTCTTGAGTTGACGCAGCGCACGGAAACTGGCAGTGGAACGTCTGGCAATGCCGTGACATTTAGCAATGCGTTTTACCAAACTCCAGAAGTAGTCATCACGCCGACGAACCTAGGAGCGGATGGTTTTGTGACTTTGACTAAGAGCACAACGGGCTTCACAGCAACGCTGACAGATGCTTCAGATACTGGTTTCAGTTACACTGCCACTGGATTCGGACGTGCTCTTTAATGGCTCAAGTCAACCGCGACCGTTCTGACTCTATTGAAAACACGACGTTTCCTCTCGTTAGGGAACAGCTCAACGACACGTTAGAAGCAATATTTACTATTAACTCCGGCAATTCTGCGCCATCAAACGCAGTTGAGCATGAGCCGTTTATCAATACCAGCAACAGCCCAGCAACGCTTGAGATCAAGACCAGTAGTGGGTACATAACGCTAGGCACTCTTGACCCAGCAGGCTTCAAGGTTGGTGGCGTTACACCAATCGCCAGCGGTGGTACAGGTCAAACCACTGCCTCTGCTGGTATTGCTGCATTGCTGCCTAGCCAAACAGGCAACGCCGACAAGACGCTAGTCACCGATGGCAGTTCCTTGTCATGGGGAAATACTGCGGTGTTTGCGAGCTATGCAGTTATTGCAGATGTCAAAACTGCTGGGACGGAGGGAGGTGGCTCCGGCTCAGGTTCATTTGAAGATCGCGTACTAAATACAAAAGACATAGACCCAGACAACTTTGTAACGCTTGTCAATAGCACTGATTCAAACACTCGATTTAAGTTGCCTGCTGGCACCTATTACATAGAGGCAGAAGTCCCAATGTTTAGGGTTGGAAGGTTCCAAGCACGTCTTGTAAGTTGGGACGCAGAAACAGACGGCACAGCGACAGTTTTAAAAGCTGGCACAGGAAATTTGAGCCAAACTCAGTATGGAGCCAACGTCACTTCGAATATCAGTCATCGTGTGACTATTACCAGCGAAACAGTTTTTGGCGTGCAGTCCCGTGGCAATTCCAGCAACGGTGGTGACGGTTTTGGAAATGCTGCTAACTATGGAGAGGAAGAGCGCTACACCATCGTCAAAATCATGAAAGAGACTGCCTAGGGCTAGGCTTAAGTCGGTCTCTAGCTAAGATGGACTAAGGAGGTGCGCCATGTCTGTCCAACCTGGGACGTACAGTTTCACGCTTCAGCGGGCCGCTGACTTTAGCGTGCTGCTGCAGTTCAAGGACAGTGATGACGCTGCTATTGATCTGACTGGCTACACGGTTTACGCGCAGGCATGGAATAAGGCGCGGACCACCAAGTCAGCTGACTTTGCAGTGGCGTATACGGACCGAAGCAATGGTCAAATTACGCTTAGTTTGACTGATGCGCAAACAGCCTTGTTTCCGGATGAGCTGTACTACGACGTTTTGTTGGAAGATGGCAGCGAAAACCGCGAGTATTACTTAGAAGGCGTGATCTCCGTCAGCCAAGGCTACACACGACCATGACTTCAGTTAATGTCACCGAGACCAAGAACACGGTCACAGTTTCTGGAGAGGGCGCAGCGACCGTCGTCACGGTAACGACTGCAGGGCCTCAAGGCGCGTCCGGCTTGGGAACGACAGTGGATGACACCGCTAAAGTAGACAAAAGCGTCGTCTACTACGACTCGGCTTCTGGCAAGTTCAAAGCTGACGACACCTGGACAATCAACACCATCGTCCTTGGAGGCAATTTTTAAGCCATGGCTAACACCATCCGCCTAAAGAAACGTGCATCTGGTGGGGCGTCTGGTGCGCCTAGCAGCCTTGCGCCGAGTGAGCCGGCGTACTCAGAGGTTGACAATATCCTCTATTACGGGTTTGGTGATGCTGGTGGAGGCGCTGCTAGTTCTGTCATCTCGATTGGCGGCTCTGGTGCGTTTACGACCCTGACGACGAATCAAACGCTTAGCGGCAACAAGACCTTTACCGGAACGGTTGACCTCAGCGGTGCAACGCTGTCTGGCAATACGACCTTTAGCGACAACCTGACGGTCACTGGCGACCTTACCGTCAATGGAACAACCACGAGTGTGAACTCGACTCAGGTTGATGTTGAAGATAAAAACATCACGCTGGGCAACGTCACCACTCCTACTGATACAACAGCAGATGGTGGTGGCATCAGCCTTAAAGGTGCGACTGACAAGCTGTTTCGTTGGCTAAATGCGACTGACAGCTGGACTAGCAGCGAGCATATTGATCTTGCTTCCGGCAAAGAGTTTAAGATCAATGGCACCAGCGTTTTGTCTGGTTCGACGCTTGGCTCTGGTGTTACTGGCTCCAGCCTTACTTCTGTCGGGACCCTAGCCACTGGCACTTGGAACGCCACTGATATTGCTGTTGCACACGGCGGTACGGGTGCGTCTACTGCATCAGCTGCACGCACCAATCTTGGCGTTGCAATCGGCAGCGACGTTCAAGCTTTCGACCAGGGGCTCGCTGATATTGCTGGTCTTGCTGTCACTGACGGTGGCATCATCGTTGGCGATGGCAGCAACTTTGTTCTGGAAACAGGTGCAACGGCGCGAACCAGTCTTGGAGCACAAACCCTTGCGGCTGATCTAACAACGCTGTCTTCATGCCAATCAGGTGGCGCTTCTGCGCTTGCTGCGTTGACCTCCACCGAGATTGGAATCCTCGATGGAGCCACAGTTACCACCACAGAATTGAACCTGTTGGACGGTGGAACGTCAGCGACTTCAACGACGCTTGCCGCTGCAGATCGCATGGTCATTAACGATGCTGGAACGATGGTTCAAGTTGCGTTAAGTGACCTTGTGACCTTCCTTGAGAACGGAACTGCGAGTAGCTTTGAACTTGACGGCGGAGTATTCTGATGGCGAACACAATTAAGCAGAAGCGTGGCACCTCTGATCCTGGTGCCTCTGATCTTGTTGTAGGTGAACTCGCCATTAACACCACTGACGGTGGTGTGTTTACTAAGACTGATGGTGGAACTGTTGTTGAAGTCGGGTCAGGTGGTGGGGGAGCTTCTGCAATCAATGATTTGTCTGATGCTGTTACGAAAGATAGTGGTGTAACTATCGGTCTAGGCACTGGCGCACTTGCCAATGATGACGACTCTGACAATAACAACACAGCGCTGGGATACAACGCATTGAATGCAAACACTTCAGGGGCTGGAGGTGTTGCGGTCGGCTATGAAGCAGGATCTGCAACAACGACAAACGGCAAAGGCACTTTTGTTGGATTTGAGTGTGGGCAAAACGTAACTGGAAATCATGTAGTTGCAGTTGGCTATCAAGCGTTAAAAGGAGCTACAGGCACTAACACTGCATTTAACAACACTGCTATCGGCTATCAGGCTGGCACTGCCGTTACAAGCAGTGGCGCTCGCAACTCATTTCTGGGTTATTCGTGCGGGTCGAGTGCAACTTCTGCGGTTGGAAATGTTCTGCTCGGATCAAGAAGTGCTGTCTCGCTTACAACAGGTAGCAACAACGTTGTAATTGGATACGAAGCTTGTGGCGACGGTTCCGGTCAACTAACGACAGGTAGCAATAACATTGTTATTGGCAAACATGCAAAATCTAGCAGCGCAACATCTAGCAACGAAATTACCTTAGGCAATACCGACATCACTAGCCTTCGCATCCCAGGCTTGCAATCTGGAGCGTCTGACGGTCAGGTTCTGACTTTTAATTCAACCAACGGAAACATTACGCTTGCTGATGCAGGTGGCGGTGGGGGTGGTGAGTTAGCGCAAGATAGCCAAAACAACCTTTACGCAGGCGACAGTGCTTGGCAAAGCTATACATCTTCAGATAATGGTCACTGCATTGCTATTGGTGAAACGTCAGGTCAAAACACAACAACATCAAACGAATCCGTATTTGTAGGAAGGCACGCTGGTGAAGACGTAACAACAGCAAATGGTTGCGTTGGGATTGGACCTGATTGCTTTAATAATACCGCTGGAGTTACAGGCAACTACAACGTTGCTATTTCAGGTTTTCTTGGTGGTGGCAGAAAACTAACTTCAGGCAATAATAATGTTTTTGTCGGGTCAAGAACCGGTGAAAACATGACTACCGGGTCTAGCAATGTCGTGCTCGGAGACAATGCAGGGCGATCGTCAACAACCGCCACGCAGAATGTATTTATAGGCAACCAGGCTGGGCAAAACGCAAATGGTTCAAGAAATATCTGTATAGGCAATAGAGTAGGCAGTTATGCGAATGGTGCTGACAACACAATTGTTGGAACCGGCGCTCAGTACAACACAACGCTGTCTGGCGACAACAATACTCTTATTGGCCATGACGCATTTGCAAGCAGCGACAGTGTTAGCAATGAAATCACATTAGGCGATACAAACATTGCCACCTTGCGCTGCAATCAAACATCTATTACCAGTCTTTCTGATGGACGCGACAAAATCAATGTCGCCAAACTGGGTGAAGGGCTCGACTTTGTTTCACGCTTAAAACCTGTCAAGTTTGAATGGAAAACACGCGACGGCAACAGCAAAGATGGCACTTATGAAGCAGGTTTTATTGCTCAAGACTTGCAGCAAGCCCAGCAAGATGGGGATGCTGAGTACCTAGGCTTGGTCATGGATAGCAATCCTGACCGGCTTGAGGCATCCTATGGCAAGCTCGTTCCAGTTTTGGTTCGTGCCATTCAAGAGCTAAAAGCTGAAATCGACACTCTCAAAGCAAATGCAATTTCCTAGGTCCACCGAAGACGTTGAGCAGGATTACAGTGCCTGCTTGGATAGCGTTGCCGTCATTGATCGCGTAGAAGCGATTGCCTCGGCTGATCGGAATGACGATGACATTGATGATGTTCGTCGAAATGTTGAGCATCTTGAGCTGTACGCACCGCTAACTGATTGGGGCGACAAGAATCTGACGCCTCTGACAGCTGCGATTACGCTGGGCAAGTCAATCCTGCAAAATTGATGCAACGCCCTGACCCAATGATCTCCTCTAAGCCGGGGGCGTCTGATTTGCCTGCCATGCGTTCTAGGGCTATGTGGCTTGAGGAATTGTTTTTCCTTGATGGCCGCGACATGATTAGCCATCCGCAGCATGGTTTGTTCACTGGCCTGGCCCTTAAATATCAAAGCCTGCAATCAACTGACGGCTACTGATGGCCAAGTCACTCAACGGGAATGTTTTCATTGTCGGGAAACCTAAGCGAACCACGCAGGGCAGTGGCAAGCACAGTCGCCCCAAAAAGGGCAAAAAGAGATACCGTGGCCAAGGCCGTTGATTTACTTTCAAATGATCAAGCGTCTTGTTTTTGGTGTAGCCGCTGGCGCACTTGCCTTGGCTCCCCTCTCTGCCCGCGCAGATTGCGCTGTCACCGACCTGCACGTTGGTTACGAGTTCTCAAACGGTGCTTATGTGCAGGCTGGTCCTAGCCTCGTGACGCCTGACACTGGCGATTCTGAGGTTGAGCTTTCTGGCAAAGCTGGCATCAGCGGTGGCCCTCTTTACGGTGAGCTTTCCTTCGCTACTGGTGACAATGAAACCACCGGCAACGTGAAGATTGGCGCTCGTTTCTGATCGCTGCTAGAACCTAACTGTCTCCTCACACCGGACAGCAAGGGGCTCCCGAAAGGGGGCCTTTTGTTTACCTTCTGAGCTATGGGTCAAAAAATTTGCAATCTGCTTGGGGTACTGGGCTTTGTCATGAGTGGGACTTTGGTCGGGCTCAGCATCGCTGCTTTTGCTCGTATTCCAGGGATGATCGACGACATGGCCGCCAACATGATGGAAGACATCACCGGCCAAGTAACTGAAATGGTGCCGGGT